ACATGACTATCAAGAGCAAATCGCCGAACTGAACGACCAGATTACTTATTTTGTACAAGACACGGTGGCCTCCCTGTACGAGCTTGATTTACAAGACTGGTCGAAACAGTTGAGCGATGCACTTGTAGATGCCTTCAGAAACGGAGAGGATGCAGTAGAAGCTTTCGAACAGACGGCGAGCGACCTCCTTTCAAGGGTAGCAAGCAACATCCTGCGCATAGGCATCCTTGAACCGGTGATGAAGAAGCTGCAAAAGGCGCTTTTCGGGGAAATGGACGAGAATGGAAATTATCAAGGTGGAATCATCAACCTGAATGATTTGAACGGAACGATGGATGAAGGGATG